CCCGAACCGTCGGTACAGCACGAACCAGGACGCAGAAGTGCAGATCCTGGCATGGGCTGGCAACCTGACGACCAGTGGCGCTCGGTATCAGGGTCGTATTAACGGCGCGTAAGGGCTCACGCTTCAGTCGGGGCTTCGGCCCCGGCTCTTTTTAAGGAGATTGAAGCATGTCAAACTTTCCACTCTCGGATATTGAGGTCCCTGCGGATCCCAACGTAGAGGGCGTAGGCTCTGGTATGGAGGGCGGCAGTTGTCAGGTTATGATCGGACTTGCTACGGATGTGATCAATCCTAAAGTCACCGATTTTCCCCAGATAACCCGGAATCCAGTCCAGATGCAATACCTCGGTTGGGGTGGGGATAGCGTTGAGTCTGGCCAGGAGACCGCGGATATCGTAGACGCCATTGCGGTGGATTACGCAACTGCGGACTTTGACGATACTCCGGTTGTGTTTGCGGAAGCTGATCAAATTGCAGCTCCAGGCGTTGTCTTTGACACCGTCTCAGGTGCTGTAAACCTCGGCTTGGAAACGGCACAAGTCGGTGATTGGCTCGCTGGCGCAGTTCCAGTATAACGGATACGGGGGAGGCCTTTCCTCCCCCATTTCCTATGCCTCATATTAACGGTACTCTAGTCAATGGTTTTGGAGAAGTCCAAAACAATCTTGTTGCTGCAACTTTCAATCCACTTCCGACTAATGTTAGTATCAATGGAACTTTGCATGACGTTGATGGTCGTATGTACACGACTGTTGATGCGAATTTAGGTTCCACTGATGTATTCATTAACGGTATAAGACACACTAATTCTGGTATTAGGTATCTTGACCAATTTGGCCCCTTTATATCGTGGCCTGAAGGCTTTAGTGTTACGATTGATGGTCGTCAAAGTGCTGTTTCAGGTCCACAAGTGAATGTTATTCGCGGGATTGCTGTTACAGGGGGTGGAGCCATGTCAGTTGAAAACCTTCCTGGTGGTCCTGGTGTGAGTAATTGGCAATTAGAAGGGTCAACCGATGCTTGGGGAACTGAGAGCGGTGGCGTTTGGTTAACAGAGGCATAATTATGGCCGATCTTAAAATTTCAGCAGCAACTCTTAACCCCGCTCCAGCAGGGACTGATAACTTTGCGACAGACAAGGCTGGTGTTGATTTTAGAACCACACTTGCTCAGATAATCGCTGCGGTTGCTGCTGGTGATGTATTCAAAGTAGGTACTCCGCTTGTTGATCAAATCGGAGTGTGGACTGGCGATGGGACCATCAAAGGTTTTCCAGGCTTCAAGTTTGATGGGTCACAGCTACTTCTCCCCAATTATTCCTTCCCCGCAGCGGATGGTTCAGCGGACCAAGTCCTATCCACTGATGGGTTGGGGGTCGTATCTTTTAAGGATGTGACTAGAGGGGGCGGGTTGCTCAGTGCTCCCTACAAATTTAGTACTTCTACGGTAGCCGCAGATCCTGGGCCGGGGCTTGTCCGGTATAATAGTGCGACTCCGGCTAGTGTCACAGCCATTTACATCGATGATTTCGATGAAGACGGTATAGATGTTTCCAATCTTTTGGGTCTTATTACTACAAATGATAGGATATACCTACAGACCGATAAGGATTCATCTGAATTTTTGGTATTCAATGTAACTGCACCTATCACGGATAATACGGGTTGGTTCACCATTACAGGTACGGTTGAAGCTAGTGGCAATCTTCCTGGTGATGGAGAAAACCTATTTACTGTTCTACAGATTGGTGGAGCAGCCGGAGGTGGAGGTGATGTCTTTAAGGTAGGCACTCCAGCTAATAACCAGATCGGTGTCTGGACTGGTGATGGCACGATTGAAGGTGATGCTGATCTCCTATGGTCTGGCACTAATCTGTTCCTAGATAGCGGTGCATCCCTGACTGTTAGTTCTGGTTTGGGTACTGAAGACATGACGCTATTTATGGATGGCGATGTTGCCCGTATAGGAGTTGGTGCAGGCGTACAGGAACTTCTCGTAGGAGTGGGGGACGCCATTACCACTACCTTCGGCGGTCCTGTACAAACGGAAGATGAAGCTGGCCCCACATTACTGGATGAAGTAGCGAGTGCAACAAACCCGACGCTTATACCGAATCGGGCAGACCTTGATACGGGGGTCGGTTGGTTCGGTGCTGATGCAATGTCATTGATTGCTGGTGCTACCGAAGGTATCCGGCTTGCTGAATCAGAAGGCGCAGTCGTCATATCATTTGGCTCAGTGATCGTTGGGTTCGCTAATGGGAGCCCAGAACTTCGTAATATTGCTGCTTCAAGCACTGTACCGACCCTGATACCTAACAAGGCGAATGCGCTTACTGGTATAGGATGGAATGCAAACGGCGAACTGTCTATTATTGGGGATGGTATTGAACTGGCTCGCTTTATTGAATCCGGGGATAGTGATACAGATCAAGTCTTCCTCCCCCGTGATGGTGCAGAGGGAACTCCAGCTTTAGCCATCGGCGCTCTTGATCGTGGATTTTATTCGGCTGGTGTCGCCCAGATTAACGCAAGTATCGGTGGCAGTCGCGTCCAATTCTTTGGTAGTTCAGGACTTACGCAATTCGGTAGCATCGGAGTTGGGCTTGCGGCTGGCCCAAGAATGCTCAGCGAGACTCCTTCTGCTACAAACCCAACTTTGCTCCCAAGGCAAAATGATATTGACACAGGCATTGGTTCTAATGCTGCTGGTTCAATGTCTCAAATTAGCGATGGGGAGGAATCTACCCGTACTGTAGCGGCTTCGGCTGGTGGGCTTCAAGCTAATAACCAAGATACCGGCGGTGGTCTGGAACGAGTACTAACTGAATCTGATTTGCTACCGAATGATGTGGTGCAAGCCCGTCGCACAACGAACTATATATTGACAACTGCGTTTGTTGATATAACATTGGATACAACTGATGTTGAATCAGACTCTGCGGTTATTGAACATGATGCACTTACGGACAGAATAGTTGCGAAAGTAGCAGGGACGTACAAGATTGGCTGGGAGGTTGATGCAGAAGCAACGACAACTGGCGACAGCAATGCTGAGCTTGAAGGACAGGTGCGCGTAAATGATACAAGTGTTCTTGCCGGCTCCCAAGGAATGACTGGTATATTTGAGGATGGTTCAATTGATGGTGATATTGTTCCACAACATCTAGGGCAAGCATTTTATGCGACACTTGCTGTCGATGATTTTATAACTCTACAGTTGCAGAAAATTGAAATTGCCAGTAGTGAAACCTACGAAGCAACTCGTACTCTGTTAACAATTGAAAGGTGTCTCTGATGGCTAAGGTAGTCGTAACGAATTTACAAGACTGGCGCAAAATTGCTGAATTAGCAGGGGGTGATCCTCTCATAATAATGCATGATCCAGCTACCAATGAGTTGGAGTGTCCAGATGTAGCTCAGCCTGCGCTTGATCAGGCGCTCATTGATTACGTTGCTGACCAAGTAAATATTGATGCTGCGACTGCGGCATCCAAGGAGACTACTTCTAGGGATGGAGATAAAAGTTGGTACGATAACAAGCGGCTATTCAGGGCGTTGGTAGAGGTACTGCTTGATGAAATCAATGCCCTACGCACCATTGAAGGATTGCCTGACCGTACGATAGCACAAGCTCGTACAGCTATTCAAGGAAAGATTGATACCCTGTGAAATACTTACTCTTGGCAGTCACTCTTATTTTATGCGCGTGTACGGCGCACGATGATCATTGGAGTATGGTGTACGAAGCTATACAGACCCCAGAAGCACCGGGAGGACAGAAGCGGTTTGTTCTGTTTAATGAGGATAAATTATCAGAGCAAGAGTGTTCGGATGTGTATGCAGAACATTTGCGTAGGCTCAACAACAATGCTGCGATAATTTCTTACGATATCTGGTGCAAACACCTGAAGACTAAAGGCCACGGGTATCTTTTTCAAAGACAGATGTACTGGTTGATCCCATAATAAGGAGAAAGAAGTGTTACAAGAAGCCGATTACGATATTACCGAAGCAGCGATGCTAGGTAGTGAACAGAACGCCCGATTTGCGGGGGACTCTAAACTCTTTGTCGTGTTCTTTAATCATCCTCGTAGGGATGAGGAAGCTACGCTGGCAGAGGGGAGGCCCATGTTCAAGGATGAGGCCTATGTTCGCATTATGGTTCCTGGGGATAAGGACAGCATTGTTATCCGCCCAGCCCGTGATATGGACAAGCAACGGTTCGCCAAACAATTCGCCGCTTTTCAAGCTGGTGAAGGTGAACTGCATGAAGGTACTCCCCTCAAGGCGTGGCCTATGGTCACACGCGCACAGGTGGAGGAGCTCAAGTTTTTCGGTGTGTACACCGTTGAACAACTGGCAGATCTTGCCGACGTGCATGTTCAGAAATTCATGGGTGTGGGCGCGCTGAAAACAAAGGCGAAAGCATACATTCAGGCAGCGAAAGAAGCTGCTCCGCTTGAGCAACTCAATGCTGCCATTGATGTAAAGGATGCAGAGCTAGCAGCTCAGCAGCAGGCTATTGACGAACTCAAGGAGATGGTTGCTGAGCTTCAGAAGCCCAAGAAGAGCAAAGCTAAGGATAAGTAAATGGCGATCAGCAGATATATCCCAGCGTCAGATATCATTAATCGTGCAGCGGTTGAATGTGGTATTGAGCCTTCTGCGGATGTATTTGCTGATAGCAATCCTTCCTTCATCCAACTCCGTAATTTAATCACAACGTGTGGCCAGGACCTCGTGGAAGCTTACCCGTGGGAAATCCTCCGTAGAGAACACCAAATTTTGACGGCGGTTCCCCCGGATACGGGGGTCTATGACCTTCCAACAGACTTTGGCTACATGATCCCACAGACCGGTTGGGAACGTGCAGAAAATGTCCCTCTGGGGGGACCGCTGTCACCTCAACAATGGGCTTATCTAATAGGCCGTGATCTGGTTAGCTTTACGATTTACGCCAGCTTCCGAATCATGGAGAATAAGTTCCAAATTTTCCCACAGCCTCCCCCGGATGGGCTGGATATTAACTTTGAATATATCAGTCGGGGGTGGGTGGAAGACACTGGTGGGTCAGCTACTTATTCAGACACTGTCACGACCAATGATAATGTCGTCTTGTTCAAGCCAGTAATGATGGTGCAATATCTACGTTTCAAATTCCTTGATGCGAAGGGGTTTAATTCAGCTACCGCTGCCGCAGCATTTGCGAAAGCATATGAAGATGCAACAGGCGGCAATAAGAGCGCACCTATGTTGAACGCAGGTGCTCGTGCTGCTGGCATCCACTACCTTGACTTTAGGAATATCCCGAACACTAACTACGGCGGACCGTGATGTTTGGCATTGCCCCACAAGAGCAAATCACCAAACCGGCTACGTTCCCTGCGCCGACCGCTGGGATTAACTCTATATCGAATCTCTATGGTATGGAGCCTCGGGATGCTATTGTCACCATTAACATTGATGCTACGACCTATGGCCTCAAGGTACGCCCCGGATACCAAGAGTATGCTAATGGATTTCTCGGTGGGGGCATCCAAACTATCATACCCTATACAGGGAGTATGGATGACCGTACCACTGATAGATTATATGGGGCTAACAGTGATGGCATTTATGATATTACTGCCAGTACGACCACACCTACGAAGGTAGTGAACTGGGGGATCAAAGCTAGTCCTTCAGGCCGGTGTAGTTTCAGCCAATTTACTAATGACGGTGGCGCACACTTCATGCTAGTGGCAGATGAAGAAAATGGTCTCCAGCTATATACTGAATCAACAGACTTGTGGTCAGTGCCTGCTATCGTAGGCCCGGCTGGAGGTGCAGCGGACATCGCCTTTGTCATGTCCTGGAAAAATAGGATGTGGTATATTGAAAAGAACAGTACTTCAGCATGGTATAGTGACGTTGGAGTCTTTGGCGGCACTCTCACCGAGTTTAATTTCGGCAGTAGATTCCGTTATGGTGGCATTCTTGCAGTCCTTGCCGATTGGACACTTGACAGCGGTGAAGGCCCAGATGATTACATCGTTGCGGTATCCTCTGCGGGGGACGTTGTTGTCTACGCAGGCACAGATCCTAGCAGTTCAGCAACCTTTGGGATTATTGGACTCTGGTTTGTTGGAGCTGTTCCCTTTGGGCGAAGAGTAATATCGTTGTATGGCGGTGATATGCTCCTACTGTCTACCTATGGTCTTATAAGCATGGGCGCTCTATTACAGGGCAAAGATCCTTTTAGTTTAGAAGCCAGCCTGACATGGAAGATACAATCATTCATCAACCAAGCGATGGCTCGTAGTAAGAATACTTTCGGGTGGGAGATAAGAATTCATCCAAGTATATCGCGGTTGGTGATCTCCTCCCCTAAGGAAAATAACATACCTCATACTCAGTATGTGTATGACCTTAACTTGAAAGCATGGTCTCTTTGGCATGATGTACCTATCCTCACATCAGAACAGTACCAGTCAGAGTTCTATTTTGGTGCAGGCACGATTAATGTGTGGAAGCTCCAAGGTACAATTGATAATGTTGAACTATCAGCGCCGAACCCCATACAGATTGATTGGCAGTTACTCACTAGCTACCAAGATGTAGATACACCTGAGCAATTCAAACGTATGCAATTTATCAGGCCTATCTTCATAGCACAGTCGTTTCCCTCATATACTGTGAAAGCACTTTATGATTATGATTTATCAGAGCTACCTGTACCTCCTAACGCCAGTGCTTTCGGTGTTGGCATCTGGGATACAGGCTTGTGGGATATAGATATCTGGGGTGGTGGATCAGCCGCGTTTCAGCCTGCTCGTGGGGCTTGGGGCATAGGTAGGACAATGGCCATTGCTCTACGTGGTAAGTCACAAGTGGAAACTACATTGATCGCCATTGGCATCATGTGGGACGAAGGTGGCTTGCTATGATTGACTACCTTCCCATGTCACGCAATGAAGAATGGGACTGGATCCATGCTAGGGCTGAGTGTGTCAGGTGTGCTGACACTAAAGGTATCGTCGCATATAAGGATGGGAAAATTGTAGGGATGGTGGCCTTTGATACATGGGCTCACAATAGCGTACATATCCACATCGCTTTTGAAAATTTGTTAATATTCAAGCATGGCTGGCCAGAGGCTGTCTTCGGGTATGCCTTTGTCACTTGTGACAAGGGGGTAATCATTGGGGTTACTCCAGCTTGTAATAAGAAGGCATTGCGATTTAATGAACACATTGGCTTTGAAGAGATATTCAGAGTTAAAGATGGCTACGAAGTAGGTATTGATTTTGTGGTGACAGAGTACCGCAAAGAGAACTGCAAATACATAAGGAAGGAAGATGGGCAAATCTACGCCAGAAGCGCCTGACTACGAGGCAGCGGCGGAACAGACTGCGGCGGGCAATCTTGAAATGATGGAGTTGCAGACTCGGGCAAACCGCCCGACACAGATTACTCCGTGGGGAACCGTTGAGTGGACTGAAGGAGATACAGGCGACTGGACCCAGAATATCACTTTAAGCCCTGAGCAACAAGAATCTCTTGATGCACAACTCGGTATGGGGACTGCTAGAAGTAATCTTGCTGCTGGTATGATGGGAAGAGTAGAAGGAGAATTTGGCGAAGCCATGGACTGGGATCAATTCGCAGAAGGTGGTGCTCGTGTTGAAGGTGGGGACTACTATGGGGATAGAGCAGGCGAAGCCATGTATGGCAGAGCTACTTCCCGTCTTGACCCACAGTGGGAGCAGCGAGCTGAGCAGCAAGAGTCAGCTCTACGAAATCAAGGTTTACGCCCAGGAGATGAAGCTTACGATAATGCTATGCAGACGATGGAGCAACAGCGGACTGATGCTTATCAGCAGGCTGGCTTCGGTGCTGACATGGCGGCAGCGCAAGAGGGTGCTCGTATGCAAGGCATGGACATTGGAGCTGGCGGATACAATACTCAGCTCAGGCAGCAAGAAATTGCTGAGGCCATGCAAGCCCGAGGATTTAGCCTCAACGAGATCAATGCTATACTACATGGTCAGCAAGTCGGTATGCCGAGTATGCCGGGATTTAATACTGCTGGGGTCACAGAAGGTGCTGATTACTCAGGGGCTGCTGCGGCTGGCTATGCTGCTGACATGGATCAGTTCAGTGCAGATCAGGCAGGCTGGCAGAGTGTTATGAATGCAGGTGCAGGTATGATGTCCTTTAGTGACGTACGATTGAAACGCAGCGTTGAGTATGTCGGACGCTGGGCTGATCGTAAGTTCTACAAGTGGACATATATCTGGGGTGAAAAAGGTTTCGGTGTACTGGCACATGAGAATCCAGATATGGTCGTGGCTGCTCCGGCTGGCTACGCGATGGTTGATTACGGGAGACTATGATGGGTAATTTCAGAGGTGGTGGCGGCGGAGGTGGTATCGCTGATAGAATCAGAGGCTTCCAGCAACAGCAAGATATGCGAGGCCGGGGAACTCGTGGCCCTGTGGCTCCCCCACAACGACCCCCTCGGGCTGGCCCCGGAGGTATGGTTGGACAAGCTCAGCAACAGTACAATCAACTCGGAGGTGGCCCGATTGATGCAGGTGGAGTAGCTCCTCCTCCACAAGGTGGGATGCCTGGACGTGTAATGGCGAATCAACGAGCTATGGCACAGCAAATGCGAGGCGGAGGTAAGCCGAGGCCAGGACCAGGAATGATGGGCAGACGACCTCCTAACCCGACAGGTAATCGTATGGGTGGGGGAGGACGCTTTGGGGGTCGAGGAGGTTACAGATGAGCAATGGTTCGCAGGCGGCGATGCAAAAGCTCCTCGCTTCTGGCTGGAAGCAGGGAGACCCAATCCCTGAGTGGTTCGTAGCAACCGACCCAAATGCTTCAGTTGGTACGGGGCCACTTCCACCGGGAGCAGCTCCTTTAGGGGGTATGCCTTCAGGAACAATGGAAAACCCCATGGAACTCCCCACTATGACGGTGCAGGGGCAACCTCCACAAGCAGGTGCAGGAACATCAGCAAGCACAGGGGTCTTTGCTGATATGAGTGAAGAGGATGCTGAAAAGTATGCTGGCATGGGAGAACTTCGGAAGCAAAGGGAACGTGCTGAAGCCCTGCGGGATACTGCGGATGCTGAGGGTCGGTATCTGAATCAAGGGCGCACGTTTGTCGCAGCCTCCCCACTGGAGCATTTGTCTGTGGGGTTACGCAGATATAAAGGTAAGAAGAAATCAGATGTGATCGGTGAAAAACAGACAGCAGGGCGTAAGAGCCTTATTGATCTTTTACGTGACAAGGATGCTGTAACCGAGGAAGACTTGGAAGAATTAGGATACTGATATGCCTGATCCAATTGAACTTATGCTTATGGCAGACCGTTCCCCGGAGATGCAGAAAGCTCTGGCGCAAGGTCTACGTCGTAAGTCAGAAATCGGTGCGCTTGCTCAGCTAACGGGGGATGAAGTACTCCAGCCTTTCGGGGTAGCGTTGAGCAAGAGTACTCAAGTATCTGTCCAGGCAGAAGCAATGAATTTGCAGCGGAAGGCTCAGCGGGACTTAACCCAGACCTATTACGACCAACTGTCTGACCAGTTCGGCAAGCAACATGCTCTGGCTATTCGCAAACAAGAGGAAGCTGAAAAACATAATGCTTATCTTCGTGAAGTAGGTTCTCCGGCAGAGCGTCGGTTGGCCATGACTATGCAGAAGAACTTTGACGATAAGGTTCGCAAGTACAGTGAAACAATGACACGTATGAATATACCTGAGCTTAAAGGTGATATGGTACGCGTCAGTGAAATACTTGATCAGTATCGTGAAGGTGGGACGAAGTACGGGCAAGGCATTGAAGGTGTTGGTGGCGGAGGTTGGAAGCCTAACCGAATAGTTGGGGACGAAGCAGTCAGGCTCCGGCAGGGCATAGCTTCTGTTCGTAACAAGCTACTCAAATTAAGGTCTGGTGCAGCGGTGACTGACCCAGAAATGGCTCGGTTTGCTGAAGAGCTACTGGAAACCCTTGACGGTATGTCTACTGACAGAGAAATACTAATAGCCTTCCCAGAGATTGCAGCGGGAGTTGCCAATATTGAGGCTGGTATTGGGGCAGGCTATCCTCCTGAGGTTATAGCTACATGGACGCAACGCTTCCATGATGTACAGGGAACTGATCCCAGAGCAACTGGCGTGGGAGCTGTTCCTCCCCCGCCGAACCCAGATGAGGGAGTAGTTGTGGCTGACTGGGGAACTGCTGAGGCAAACTAATGGACTACAGACTTCCAAATGGTACGATCATCAGGAATGTACCTGATGATATGAAGAAACACCAGATTGCACAACGAGCAATTGGTGAGGGTCTAGCTACTAATGCAGACTTTGGGTATGAAACTGCCCCTAGTGCAGCCGGTGAAACTAAGATGGACCGATTCGTGGAAGGCATGGGTCGGGGTGCTGTTGAAACTGGCAGACAAATTGGTAATATCTTTGGCTTCATTAGTGACGATGAACTTGCTGATGCTAAGAAAATAGATGAAGACCTCATGGCTACGGGCATGGGGCAGTTCGGAAGTGTAGTCGGAGAGATCGCAGCGACGCTGCCGCTTAGTGGGGGCGTAGGGCTGGCAGGCAAGGCCGCAGGAACAGGGCTGAGAGCCGCTCGAAGCGCCGGTACGCTTAGTCGCAAGGGGTTTAGTAGGGCAGGCAGGGTACTACAAAGTCCGGTGGCTCGAGGGGCTGTGGAGGGCGCTGGCATAGGTGCGATCTTTGGTGGCCCAGAGCATCGGGTCGCAGGTGCAGCCGGGGGAGCAGCATTTGGAGCTGGGGGAGGATGGTTAGGCCAGAAGATTGGGAATAGCTGGCGCAACTTCAAACTCACTAATCAGACCCCGGAAGCTATTGCTTTGCAGAAGCAAACTGGACAATTTATTCCTCTTTCCCAATCTGGGCAAGGTATCACTAAGATGTGGTACAACGGAGTATTGGCAAATCTTCCTGGTGTTTCTGGTAAAATTCGGGGACAGTACCAGACTGCGGTTAATGACCTACGTCATTGGGCAGCAACGAAAGCACACCCTGACACTGAGTGGGCGGAAGTTGCCCTTCGGGGGGACGATAACATCGTAGCAATGATGAGTAAGCTGGATGATTTTTGGGCTGGAGCTTATGATGATATCAACGGTGCGGTTGTGAATGCTGCCCGTTTGAAAGTACCCAAAGAAGTAAGATCTTTATTAGAGTCTGCTAGTGAAGGTCTGTACAAGATACCGAAGGGTCCGGGGCAGCGTGGCGCTAACTTATTGAACCATCGTAATGCTCTTAATAACCTCCGATCTCAATCTGGTAAGGGGCCTCTTCGTTCAGGCATTAACAAAAAGATTGACGAAGCTATTGAAAGCGTTGATGATGTCCTTAAACGAGAAGTTGATGACGAAGTATTTGCTCGTTACGAGCAACTGTCTGAACCTTACAAGCATTATCAAATTCTTGGCAAGGCATTTGATGATGCTGCCAAGGAAGGTGGGGAATTCACAGCCAAGCAACTTCTAAGTAGGTCTGCAAAAGGTGCATCTAGGAGTACTCCTGTTGAAGATTCTTACCTTGCAGTAGCTCGCAATGCTGCGAAAGCATTGCCAGAGTTCCCAAGTAGGCCAGGAATTTATCAGCTTATTGCAGCAACTCAAGTTGGTGGTGCTGTCGCAACTACTATGACAGCAGGGCTCGCTAGTGCTGGTGTAGGACTAGCAGCGATTGTCGGGGTTGGCCGATGGATGGCAAGCAAGAAATTCCAACAGGTTATCACAGGTCAGCACAATATGCGAAGGTTGCTTGACCCCAAACATCATCCATGGTTCGTCCATAGTTTGAAGCAGGCTGGTTTGACTGGCCGACAAATTGCAGCGATTGAATCTGGAATCATAGCTCAGGGAGAACAGTAATGCCACGTGACGGCGGAGGTACTTATACACTTCCAGCAGGAAACCCGGTAATTCCGGGTACGATTATTGAAACAACGTGGGCGAACCCCACGATGGACGACATTGCTGCTGCGCTCACCGACTCCCTTTCTCGCACAGGATCAGGGGGTATGATTTCACCATTTCTCAATGCAGATGGGTCGGTTGCCCTCCCCGGTATATCATGGGCTAACCAACAGAACATGGGCATCTGGCGTCCTGGCCTTGACGAAATGCGGGTCAGTGTGGCGGGAGTGGACAAGTCTCGTTGGACTAGCAGCGGGAGTGATCCTTTTGAAATGTTTATATCTAGTATGTGGGTTCCCGTTATGCACGAAGCTGGGGATTACTCACCTACAGGTAACTGGGATTTCTCAGGAGCAGCATCATTCATCTACGCACCTTTTCCTAATCCTTTTATCATTACTGGTGCTGATGTTCTCTTTACTTTAAGGGAAACAGGAAGCACAGCCGACGAAGGGGTGTGGAACTGGCGAGCTAATGGTGACCAATTAGTCCTCGCTTCAGCTACGGACGGTGCGCCACTAACTGATGTTGAAAATGCTATAGCGATTACTCGTGTTGGCACAGCCATCGGGCCATGGACACTTCGTGGTGGTCAGTGGGATTTCCTTGACGTAGCGGGGGCGGATACCCTACGCATCCTAATGGATGGTACGAGTGCTATAATTCGGATGCTGACTAGTGGTGAACCTCTTATTCTTGATGCTGTTAATGAGGGGGTTAGTCTTTTTCATGATGGTCTTTGCCGTTGGGAAACACAGACGGCTGGGATGGTTGCTTTAAGAAGTGATGGTAATACCGACACCGAAGATCGGCTTATAGTATTTGATTGGCAAGACGCTACGTGTCGTGCCCGGTTAGGATATATAGGCGATGATATTCTGATACTCAGAAATGAAATTCATGGCGGGAACGTAAAAATTCAAGCTGAAGATACTGGTGGCGTACTACGACAAATTCTTGAAGGTGATCCTGATGGCCTAACAACTGTACGAGGTACGGGTGATCTACGACTTCAAGTTGCTGCTGGTGAAATAGCATTCTACGGCACAGCGAATGGTAAGTCCGCGATGTACCATAACAATAATGAACGAGCACGTACTCTAACCGCAGCGAATGGTGGGCTTGAAGTTGACAACCAAGATACTGGCTTAGGGTTTGAACGAGTATTGACTACATCGGATCTCGGTGGTGGTGGCGGAGCTGGGAACTTTAATGGTTGTCTTGCCTACAGACCCACTACTCAATTAATCCCTAATGCTGTGTGGACTTCGGTAAATTTCCCTAATGAAACATATGATACCACTGGCACTATTCATAACAATGTGTCTAATACAAATCGTTTAACAGTTCCAACGGGTGTGACAAGAATACGTCTAAAAGGTGGTCTTCAATTTTCTGCAAATGTCACTGGCACTAGGCTACTTCGTATTCGCAAGGACGGTGCGAATCTTTCCGTTGATGATGGCCGTAGTGCTTTCAGACCTTTTGTAACATTCAGTCCACATATTCAAAGTTTATGGAATCAAGGCACTATTATTATGACTGGCATTATTGAAGTCGTAGCCGGTGACTGGTTTGAACTGCAATGTTATCAAGGAAGTTTAATTTCGTTGTTAACGGTCGCAAGCGCCCCGTGGTTTGAAATGGAGATCATACAATAATGGCTAAAGTCACAGTCTTAGTAAGTCACAATTTAAGAGCACTTGCTGATCTTGCAGGTAGTAATCTCCAGGAATTATCATTAACGGATGATGAATTTGAAGTACCGGATGTTACTCAAGCTGCTCTTGATGCAGCTCTTATTGGTTACGTTGCCGACCAAGCAAATATAGATGCGGCATTCACACAAACAGAAGTTGATGCAGGGCTAGATGAGGAACGGGATAAACTCGACAGTGAGAAAATCCTTAAAGCCTTTGCTGAAATGGTGGTGGATGAATTCAACATACTGCGAGCTATTGAGGGCTTACCTCCCCGCACGTTTGCTCAACTACGGACAGCAATACGGAATAAAGTAACATGACTAATGCAACAGCTAAGGAACAAGGGATTCGTATAGGTATCAACCAGTTGGTGACTTACGTTACCCTCATACCTATCTTCTGGTTTATTTTGCAGCCTCTTATCCTCAACTCAATGGCTGAGGATATCAAAGCAATCGTAGCAGAAGAAGCAGAACCGATTAACAATGCTTTCGTCGCCCTGTTGCAGCGAGACATCAATGCTACAAGAAAAGAAATAGCAGCGTTGGAATTCCGCCAACGTAATGATGATACGTGGGATGAAGAAGATGCTTTGTACCTAGCTGATTTAGAAATAGAATTGGCAGCATTAGAGGAAGCTAAATCAGCATTGCAAGCGACTAGTTAACGTGGTACAATGAAGTACACCATAATAAGGAGAATGAAATGCCAGAAGTTAAACAGCAGCCAGATGGTCATCAGCAGATGGCCCTTTCTATCCACCAAATTTTTTCACAGGGCCAAGGAGTGCCAGTATCCTCAGCTCATGCGGAACGGGTAGTAGAGATGAAGCTATGGCTCGCGGCCATTGCTAATGGTCAACTTAAGATTGTTGACACCGGGAAGCCAATAGTCCCCCCACCAGGAGACGGTAATGGAGCTCCATCTAAGTAGGATATCCAGTGGGGAAGAAGCTACTCTCGGCAACCTGTTTGAAGTAGTGGGTACGGACGATCTTAACTTTCGTTGCTACACTTTGGAAGATCAGTACAATGAGCCAAAGGTTCCAGGTGAAACTAGAATACCACCGGGAAGGTACGAGATCAAGTTGCGTACCGAGGGAGGAATGCACAAGAGGTACACTGAAAGGTTCCTTCCTTGGCATGGGGGGATGCTCTGGCTACAAGACGTACCGGGTTTCACATTTATATACATTCACGTTGGCAACAAAGATGACGATTCAGAAGGCTGCATTCTTGTTGGCGACGGCCAGATATCCAATGTAGTTGAGCGTGGGCAAGTGACTAATAGTGTCACAGCCTACAGGCGTTTGTATGAAATGATCCATGCAGCAATAATGAAAGATACTGTATGGATAACAATAGAGGATGTAGCATGAAACGATTACTGCAAGGCTTCATAACATTCCTGCTCCTTGGGTCTATCACATTTGCCCAGTCCCCCAGCTATCCTCGTGATGTGTCGCTATGTTGGACACATCCGACTTTGTACGAGGACAGTACAACTATTCAAGATGGGGACATTGCCCACACCCGACTTACAGGTGTTCGGCACAGTGGTGAAACTATAATTGACACTACCTCTGCAATGACTGTCCTACCGGGGGCTGTTCAATGCCAGACTTTAGTGGGAGCTATTCCACAGCCGGGGACTTATACATTCCTCGCTTATACGGTCACTGTGGATGACATCAGTTCTGATGCAAGCAACCCTGCGGATAAGAAATACACGGGGAAGCCACTCCCCCCAAACGCTCTGGGTGTTCAATAGGGGGATAATATGAACGCACCATCAAGTACAATTCAAGCAACAGGAGTTTATGGAGCGATTGCTACGATTTTACTAATTGCTCTTGCTGTTGTCTACCCTGAGCTATATGACAGGATACCTCCAGGTGGAGGTGAAAGCCTAGTCCTCGCTGCCGCTACGATCGGGGGTTACTTTAAGAAGGAGAATGTCCTTGGGAATTCTAAGTAAAATCTTTGGTGGGGGCGAAGCTATTGCTGGAGTTACAGCAGTCGGCAATGTGCTGGACAATTTATTCACCAGCAAGGACGAAAAGCTAACCCATGAGGAAATCCGTATGCGTATCGCTATGGAACCTCATTTGGTGCAGACTGAGATCAATAAGATTGAAGCCTCGCACCGATCACGTTTCGTAGCTGGCTGGAGGCCGTTCATCGGTTGGGTTTGCGGCTTGGGGATTCTCAATATGATGCTCTTAAATCCATGGCTACAATGGATCACGGGGGCGGCGGGACCGGAGCTTCCTCAGCAAACTATCATGCAATTAACTCTGGGTATGCTCGGACTTCTAGGTACGATGCGTACCGTTGAGAAAATAAAGGGTAAGACTAAGTAGTGCGGTGATGGCTGACTCCGGCCGCACCCAGAGCTAACTAGTACCCATCGGCCACCTCGGGCGGACATTCTGAAACAGGTCTGTCTGAGTTCAGGTTCTGTCCTGGTCTATATATTCTCGTCCTGGTTCGCCACTCTCATCTAACTTCAACGCTGCCATGTTTTCGTCGGGGCCATACCCGGCTGCAATGCTCTCTTCTGCTTGCACACATTCAATATACTTTTCAAGATGGTGCTTCGCCTTTTCTAAATCATCTAGTAAAGGACGACCCTCCGGACCTTTCTTCCTCCAAATATACTTTGATATACAATACTGGAACTGATTAAAACGAAAGGCCCAAGTAACATCCCAATGCTCAAGAAGATTACCACAGTGAGGGCAGGGAGCTGCGGTGTCCTTGTAGTGCGCCCCGCCGACTTGTTTTTCATTTGCCCTCACCATAGTACGAACTTGGCTAGCTCTAATACTACGAGGCACCAAATCCCTACCCTTATGTGACTTACACCACGGTAAACATCGCCCAGGAACTCGCCCATTTCCATCTCATCCGTGTACCCTTTCACTGCTGTTTCCTTGTTTGACATATCTATATTCCTTTTAGCTAGGCTACTTTTATATAATACCACAAGGACGGTTCCCGACCTAGTTTAATTTTTTCCTTTCAACCCGCCTAGTTTCCCAATCCCAACAGGCTCTATGCCAGTCAGAAGCTACAATTTCTTCAATATAATCAAACCTATTGGAACGGTCCAGGTAGGCCATCTTAATAGGCCATGCGACATGCTGTACCCACGGGCAGCGGAAGGTACTTTCCCCATCAACAAAGCGAACACAGTCTTCTATAAATTCAATGTGAGTGCATTGTTCCAGCAAGGACATATGCGTTTCAACCATCCCCTTCCCCTTGTACATGTCTACGTCCAGCGTTGTTTTGATAATATCCTCATACCGGGGGACGGTGGTGTAGATATGGCAGTTATTACTGAACACATGATACATACCTAGCTTGAACCCAGCAGCGGAAGCTATGAGTTCCTGTAGCATTGTCATATGGACTACATTAGTTCCCAGCATACCCCAGATAAAATCATTACTTCGGTTGCATACTGTCATATTTAAGTTGTCGGTTTCATCTACTCTAAAGTAAATGTGAGTATTACACGGCCTGTCACTGGTTCTAGCATTAGGTCCATCATATACTGTGTCCCACATGGACAAGACAGCTTGGCGACTGCCGGGGTCTTTACGCAAAAGGTCAATGATTTGTGGGATTTGGAAAATCGGATTGGCCCATCGCCATCCGTATGCTCCACGTAAAATTTTGTCATCTGCATACTCCATCATTCGTTTGTTAAATTTTGCTATCCACTCAGCATCGTTACTGCCCGCCATCATCCATACAAACTCCATACAATGGAAAAACGGGTTAACCCTTCTAACAGGGCAATTGAGTAGACGCTCCTCAGGAAATTGTATGGTTAGGAATACCGGGGCTGGCAGTACCATCGCTGGTCCGTTCCTAGTATGCTCCATTATAGAGCATACCCGGAATATCTGTAACCCTTCTACGTATGCTTGAGGCGCGTTTCGCCCTGTTATTTCTATAATCACGCGTGTAACCCCTTGTTTTATATAGCATTTTAGTGTAAGCCTGTCTACTGGCTGAATAACTAGGCAATAGCTAGGCATTGCCCGGTATGCGATCTACCGTCGAGTGGCATCTGGTGGGGCCATATTAGCTCAATAGGCCGCATAGCCCCGCTTACTCCTGCCAGTGCCAGTTAGAACGCGACAATACTTGTCAAACTCGCACATGCAATTCTGTAGGTCTTGCATACAAAATTCCCATCCTAAGTCCGCTGCAACCTCCTCTATAGCTTCTGTGTATAAGGCTTCTGTAATTTTTCTGTGGTGATACCATGATAACCCCCGAAGGGATCCTGGCCCCGGTGCTGAGAAGGTCAGCCAATCAGGGGATCCTGCCAGCGGGTGACCTATTGTATTCTTTAGATCAGCCACAATTTGAGCACAGAGGAAGCTACCTAGACCATCAACACGTTTGAACCAATGCCAGTAGTCTTCGCAATTAGGCTGGCAAGAAGCTGGGGTGATGTCTATCACCTTTTGCAGTACCTCTACGCAATAGTCTACTTTAGACATTTTGCGCCCGTGGGTAGTAATGAGGTATGCCCCTCCCCAGACTTTATCCCCACGTTCCTGCCGTTTAGTCAGTACGTCCCATAGCTTCATATGGGGGGAAGGGACTAGGCTGAATTTTATTTCTTCAAGGGTTTCGGGCCAGTTAAAGAGACGCCCCGCGACAACCGCAACTTCATAGAAGTCTCCGAACGTATTCGGAGTATAGTTTTCCCTGAGCCATCGCGTAACACGATCGTCCTCCCTGTGAACGTTGCAGAAATATGTCCGTTGGAATACCAGATCTTGGCTCCATGGTCGCTGATCACCACGTTCCTTTTTAACACGTATCCTCTCCCGTTCAGATATCCAATAGGCCAGCAGTTCCGGCCTTGTATAGTGCCTTCCATTGACCTCTAAAGTCAACTCGCTTACCTCCCAACCATCCATCTTTTGACTCCTTTTCTACTGCTTTGATGTAAGGGCCGAAGCGTTCTTCTAGCCAGTAGCAGGCTTCAGCTTGCATTTCAGGTGTTCGGTATAAACTGCATCCTCCGGGCGCGTTGCAACTCCCCCAGTCCTGAAAGAAGGTAGTGATTATTTTATTCCCCTGCCCCCTCGCTAATAGGGTGGCATTGAGTACCACATCAGAAAGAATAGGGAACTTAGCGATATCAGGAATATCACCAACCATTCGCCTATTGATTCCTTGTACGCAGATAACTTTTCCGTTCTCGTTGTAAGGCGGTTTTTGAACGTGGCCCATTTGTCTAGGGTGTACTCCGACGAGTGCTGTGTCTTCAAGTAATATCTCCATAAAACCAAAGAGGGTTAGCAGGCGTTCTGTTTCTGCCCCCTCTAAGGTTTTTAATGTGAAGCCAGTCTTTGTATTTTCCTTCATAATCTTGTGGCTGAATACTAAATCATCATCAAGAATAACACAGCATTCATTGCCGTCATTCATCCCATCTTGCAAGATCCATTGCATTTTCTGGCTATAGTTGGTGACAGTGTATGGGACAGGAATAGTTTCTATGCGCTTACCGAAGTCATCATCCCCTCCTAGCGTGAAGTGCTGCCCATGTTCTTCTTGCGGCACTACAAGGAAGCATTTATCCCGCCAACTAAAAGGAATTGAAGTATAAGTTCGTTGCGCCCCTATGCGCCCTCTGGTCATTATGTATAAGTTCATAATCTTTCCCCACAAACAAAACGAGCTCCGATCACAAATGTAACCGGAGCTCTAGGGCTTACGCTTCAGCCGGAGGTGGCGTCAGTGTACAAGCTTCAGCTTCAACAAAGAAACGAAGCCAGCCACGAGGCTGCTCTTTCTCTTCGGCCTTTTCAGCCAGTTTAGCGAAATGCTCAACAGGCTTACCGTCGCTCTTCGTAAGGTACTCATACCAACGGGCACGAGCGCCACGGAACTTTTGTTCACCATCGGTGAGAGCGATGGTAGCTCCTTTGGCATACCCGTAATCCTTCCTCGGGGCGCGGGGCTTCTTATCACCGGAAGCTTCTTTTTTGTCTTTGGCTTTTGCTCCGGTCGGCGGCGTAACATTTGACTTGCCCATTTTCGTTCTCCTTCTTTGGGGTTATATGGGTGCATTGTGAGTGTACCACAAAGAGCGTCTTCGTGCAACTACTTAGTTGTCAAGCTCGTAAATAGCATTTTCTGGTTATGATCCTTAAAAGCTAGAGTATCCATTACTGTATCATCCAATGTGTCGGAAGCTAATATGTGATAAATAAATACTGGGAATTTCTGACCTTGCCTATTCACACGCGCATTGGCTTGGTCGTAGTATTCAAGGTTCCACGTTATGCCGAACCACACTATATGATGGCAGGCTTCTTGCAAGTTAAGTCCGTGCGCCATGGAAGCCGGGTGGCAGATCATTATAGGATAAGCCCCCTCGTTGAAAGCACGTATGTACTCGTTAGACTTTCCAATCGACGTGCCTCCGCCAAGAACAGGTGTTGCAGAGCCAAAGCGTCCAAGTAATCGCTCTTTGTCATGATTGAATTCATACATAAGTAATACTGGAGCCCCTCCAAGTTGCTCAATAAGCTCTTCCACTGCATCAAGTTTGGCGTTGTGGATTTGACTCCAGTCATGTTCTTTACTGGTATATATAGCTCCGTTGCAAATTTGCCGACACTTCCCTCCTGCAACGGCAGCGTTAGCTGCGACCACGACTCCTTCGTTGATTTGGGTGATGAACTCATTTTCGATGTCATTATATTTCTCCCTAGCCTCTGAGGGCAAGTCTACATAAATACGCTCTTGCAGTACAGCAGGCATCTCCAGATAATCCTCCGCAGCCAGCCGAATTACCAGAGGGTCTACTCTCGCCATTATAAGTTCCCATGCTCCCATATTGGGGTAGAACTTGTAAGGTTCCCAAGCATTGCTGTGGAAAAACTTATTTCGGTAGTGAGTAACATATCGGCCCAATGCGTTTCCTTCGTCCAGGATAAACATTTGGCCGAATAAATCCTCTAGGCCGAGGGGCATAGGGGTTCCTGTGAGTATCCACCTGCGATCAAACCGGGGGAAGTGGGGCCTCATTAACTTAAATCTTTTAGTTGTTGAGTTTTTGAACTTGGTACTCTCGTCTACGCATACAATAGTCCATTCCTTACGGTGGGAAGACTTGATGTTAAAGAGCCACGCCAGCCCCTCAGGGTTAATGATGTGTATGTCTACATCTAGCTCTAGCATCTGCCGCTTATCATTACCATGCACTACCGCATAGCTGATCTCATTAAAGTCCAACCACTTTTCTATTTCGTCAGGCCAGACTTTATAACAGGGACGCAGGGGAGCGATAACTAGCATTCCTTTGGGGGCTAGACCCTTGCTCTTGAGTATCTTGTAAGCAGCAAGACACACAGCAGTTTTTCCGAGGCCGGGGTCAAGGAAGAGCCCTCCGCTCCCCTGCGATAGTATGAACTTTAAGGCGCGAAGCTGGTACTCATGGGGTGTCCAGGGAATGCTCATCTAGTATGGTCTTAGCTCTTTCATAGTTGTCCGTCCAATACGCTGAAGCGCCTTGCTCAATAAGTTGCTTGAGTCGGTAATCTTGTATTTTAGAAGGCTTCTCCCCGAGCTTCTTAAACTCAATCCATACGTGATATCCGTTAGTATTAACGAAGAGATGATCAGGCCAACCTCGTTGCCCCACGACGTTAATTTTAAGTGATATGTAATTGAGAGTTTCAGCATAGTTGCTGGCCTTCTTTTCTAGTTTACTTTCTAAAATTTACAGGGGCCTCCATTCGCCTTGCTAAACTGACACCACTTGCAAGTCCATTGGGGCTTAGGTATGAACTCTTCCAGTGGGGTATTTTCAATTGTTTCAATTTCTCGTAGAAGGGCTGGCTTGTACTCAAACATCATTGAAGCTGGGTAGTAAATCTTTTTGTTCTGCTTTTGGTCTAAGTAGACGGCTGTAACATCCACTCCTTCTTGGTCTGGTAATTCTAGGAGAGTTACCACGCCATAGAGCCATTGCTGCTGAGTATGCTCAGGGTATATTTTCCCTGTCTTATACTCAAATACCTGAACCCGTTCGTCCTTTGGCACAAAGCGTAGGTCCATGAAGCCCCGCACCATAACGTCAGGGTGGTCATACCCACAGGGGGCCAAGTCTTCATCTATGCCCCACTTATACTCAGGCTGACATTCGTAAGTTTCCCGAAGGCTAAAGAAAAATTGCCCGTAATGACTATGTATATCCGGGTGTAGGTGTTCACTATGGCCATTCATAAAGGCTTCAAGCGAGTTATGGATTTCAGTGCCTCGCTCCATAGCTGGTGATACGATAAACTCTACCTTCACCTTATCTATGTAATTAAATTTGAATTTAGCTGGACACTTATTGAAAGTAGCCATCCGTGAATACGAGTAAGGGCCGTAGTTCATTTGCCATTTCCCTTTTCATGTTTGATTTCATGGACTCTCTCAAGAAGCTCTAAGCGGTCTAGTATGTTTTCACATAGGAAGAGAAGCAACAGGAACGGACGGTCTAGAAGTTTACCATCCGCCATATCCAGCCCCACTCTAATCGCTATAGCTTCAGCCATAGCCCGTATCATTGCAGTTTCTTCCGGTCCTGTAATAGGGTCATTAGGAGGGCCACCAAGTTCGCCGCTCATTGTGGTACGCCCAGAGTATTAGATATACGAGTTATCCGCCGGTGGATATCCATAAGTCGATCATGATTGTTTGCACCTATTTGGCAGAGCTGTGCCAGTATTCCAGAAGGGCAGCCTTCTACAGTACCCCCACGTTCTTTTTCTGGCCTTGGGCCTTGTAGGAAATCTTCCATACGCTGTATCGTACCTTCACAATCTGTAAGACTGTCTCGTATACTTTGACCATTGTTATTCGCTACTTCAAGAGTAGGTTCTTGGCTCGGTACTGCTTGATCTAGCCCTGTTTCATTAGCCATAATCTTCTTTCCTTGTCATTTTTGTAAGTGAACCCCAATTAGGCCCATGGAAGCCCTCGCTACGCATAGGCACATCAAACAAATCTGCATCCATAGCATAGCGAAGGTGCGCCATTTCTTCCTCCCATATTTCGGTGGGTACGGAAGCGTTAATTTCATCATGTATGGTGGCCAGGAACATAGTGTCCAAATCCTTTATATCATGCCAATTACAAATAACCTCTTTAGTTTGGTCACCTGCGCTGCCTTGGATTAAATAGTTGAGTAACTTATACTCAAAGCTACGCATCTTACCTTTGATTAGCTTCGCTGGCTCTACCGGGTAGTGCCGTCCGCCCCATGTGCGGATTGTACCCCCAGAACGCCCTCGACTGCGCGTAGACGCAGCGAGTTGTGCCGCCGCTGGCATAGCCTTAAAGTAGGCGTTCCGTAGCTCGAAGGCCACAGCAGGGGGCTTCTTAAGCTGTTGACTTAGGCCCGGCACCCCACTACCGTAGATAATACTAAAGCCTGTGATCTTTACGTCGGGGCGGGCATACAGCTTCCCCGTAATTTGTCTAATGAGATCTTGTGCCATCGTGTGCGGGTCAAGAAAGGGGTCATTGCAATACGCCACCATGAGGGTGCCATCTTCAAAATGAGCCAAGATACGGATTTCTTGGGAACTAAAATCCCTTTTAATCCATATGTGGTAAGTTTCAGGTAATAGGTACTCCCGCATATTGGGCAACGCTGGAAGACCCCCCGGTATGATCCAATCAAACGGATTAGGAGGGTTTTGGAAGTTGGGTCGTGCGCTAGACAATCGACCAGTTCTTGCGCCTGCAATCCCTTTTTCATTATTCTTTACCTGATTCCACTCTGTGTGAACGCGCCCATCGGCTTCGGCAAAAGCGAGCCACGGGGTCATAAACGTACCGATGCATGTACTCATAGTAGACCGATAGGCCAGTAGGTCTAACAGGTCTTTGTACTCTGGATCGATTCCTTGAATTAAGTTGTCTTTGGCGGTGCTTCGTCGTCCTGTTGGGGTGTACTTCCATTCTCGCATAACTCCTGCTGTATCAAGTCTGTCCGCAAGAACAGTTCCTGATCCGATGTTAAATTCGTCGCATCCAAGCCTTTTATAAATCCGTTGTTCCGCTTGTGCGAGGCCAACAGTGCAAATGTCAACGTCAGCTGCGAGTCTTTCCACATCAACACGTATTCCATTTCGGCTACTCTCCGCCATGATGGGGGCGAGCCTACGTTCTCTATCATAAGGTTCTTTAATTTCTGGAGTATAGAGAAGATTGAACAGTCCGAAGGTACGAAGTACATCACCTTGTGCGTATGGGGCGACAAGAGTGCTAGGAGCACGTGAGATATAAGCTCCTGCTGTCTTTTTTGTCGCCTCCGGGATGTTAGCGAGGATCCATTCAGTAAGCCTATCCTGTTCTTCCGGCGGCATATCCAAATACCTATCAGCAGCAGGCTTAAGACTAAGAGTATTGCTGTAGGGATCATCCAAAAACAGTAAGAACATTGTATCATGTACTCGCTCCCAATGTGGTCGTTCAGTTTTGAACCAATGGGTTCCTACTGCTAGGTCAAACTGTGCGTGGTGGAATATAAGTGGACGTTTAGAATCTATAGCTTGCTTCCACATCACCCGCATAGAGTCCCAGCCCGTCGTGTAGACCGGGCTGGAAGCATCTATGATACCTATGGAAGCGAGACCACAGGGCATCGGGGGCTTGACTAATGGGTTTCCGACAATAGCTTCAGTTTCCCAGTCAAGCGTTATGGGATCTTGTAGCATCACGCTGTACGGCGACGTTTACGTTTTCGGGCAGTACGAATATTCCCCAGCGTAAGTTCCATGCGGGCTTGGAAGCTGTCAAGCGCCCTTGCTCGCTTAACCTTCTGGGTTGTAGTCTTGGTATTCCAGTAGATTAACGCAACATCACAAGTAGAGCATATGCCTACCGATGATATCTTATGGGTCTTTTCCGTACGGTCGCACAAACTGCAATGCTTCATTCTATTCTCCCTGTTTCAATATTTACCGCTGTCTGCCGGGGCCTCCTCGCTCTTGGGGCTAAGGTCATAGGGGACCATCAACGTGCTGCGGCATACGTCTTTACGAGCATGGGTTGCGGCGATATACTCGTCGCTTAGTGGTTCAACTGGTTCAAAATGCACCCGGAATTGCGACTTAGGGTCTGGCTTCACCATTATCTTAGTGAGCATACCCCACGAAGGGCGTTGGAAGTTAGCCGACAGCCCATTGACATAGTTGGCCCAATTCTTAACCGACATAACTGGCAAGCTCAACACAGCAATTTCAGCGTTACCGTATTCCTCTACGTTGTCAAGCCACGGCAGAATTGCCAGCTTGCGACGTTCCCCACAGGGTTTCCCCTTTCCGGGTGGCTTCCGCCATGCGTTCATAATACAGGTGGCACACGTCCCCCATCCTTCCCAGTCACGCTCAGGCACAGCTTCGTGTGCTTGAAGGTCCTGGCCTACATCGCCATAAGCGAAGCAAGCGGGAGGGTTGACTACGCCCGGCTCGTAAGGCTGGTCGTAATATACCTGCTCATGTACTACGTCGGCCACAATGCAGGTCAACTCATTATCAGGCACAGGGGTGTCATTAAATGTCATAACCCCTGACTGCAATGATATACGTGTGACGCTAGGCCGTTCGGTTTTGGCTACATCCTTAGCCTCGTCCTTCATCATCTCTTCCCATGAGACAATCCCTGTTTCGCTACTTGCTTTCTTTTTGGTCATTTTAGTATCACCTTTATTTTTTCAACAGTTTTCCGCCCTATGCCGGGTATTTCAATATCATCATCCCAGCGCAATTTGACTGCCGTGGCTGTAAGACGCTTATGTACGAGATCCATAGCATCATTGGCGACTATGTACGTGTGAATTGCTGCCCAATCCTCTCCAACAGGTTCTTGGGTGGCCATATATTCCACAAGTACGTCGCCCATGTCTACTCCAGCCTCACCATGTTCATGGCAATGCAGGACTAGTTGAGCATAGAGCCCTTCTTCCAGAGTCTTGAGTTCCCTTGCTGCACGGTCGGCGGCAAGGCGTTCAGCCTTAGCGTATTCATATTTTCGGGCTGTGGCTTTGAGGTCTGCTAGGTCCATTTATCGTGCTCCTTATTCTATGGTGGCCTGCCATTACATAATACCACAGGTGGTTTTCAATTGGTATTATTCACACACCGTTTCGTAAATGTCAACTTCCTGCATCTTAGTACCCACTTTGACACGCTTACAGAGTGTAGAAGCGAAGCTAAGGTAGAAGGTGGGTTTCCCATCTTGGTGGAAGTAGCAAGTGAAGCTAGATTGGGGCTTGGCCTCTGGTCGGCTACTTGGTTCGTAGCCTAGCTTACGGAAGGCACGGAATATTTCCTTGATTACATCCGTTTTACCTGAAGCATAAAAGTTGATATCTTCCGAATCACAGTCCATACGTGCGGAACTAGCCCCGGAGAGGTCAAGCTCGTTTATTATTTCAGTAATATCAGCTTCATGCTCCTTAAATAGCCTCCGCTGCTGCTTCCATAATTGTTTAGACTTACGGATTTCTGCCTTTATATCATTTAATAAGTTGGACATTTGCGTAATTCCTCTCTTGTGCCTCTTTTTCTTGGGTAATAAGGATTTCCAACTGCTCCAGCACATGAGTTCTATTGCCAGTCATCCCGTATGCGCGCTTGATTATTATGTATGCCGAAGGTGAACGGCTACGCTTCATACCAAGCAGCTCTAACTTTAATGCTGACCTGCGGGTCAGCATGGCGATTAATTTGAGTTTATCATCAATCATGCTTTGGTCAACTTGGTGATTTCCACCACTCTGTAAGTTTCCCCATCCCGCTTGTTTAGACGGTTCGCATGTTTATCTGCCGCAGCTTCAACAAAGGGGAGGCCTCCATTCGTACCAATAACCCGAACCCCCTTGGAAGGTATTTTGTGGATAATAAGGAAGCGTTGTAATCTTTGTTTGCTCATGGTCTGTGCGTGGCCTGTGATAAGTTGTAAAGGTGAGTGTCCAAGTCAGTGCTACCTGCGAAATGGTCCTGCCATTCGTGGTACATTGCAATGACTCGCAGGGTGAAGGGGTGGTCGGCTGGCATTAAAGTCTGGTGTACCCGGCAGTGAAGCTGCATTTCCCCAGGTTCGGGGTTGCTGGGTTGATATTCTTCAAGAGTTACTTGAACCATGTGGCCACCCACTTGATCTTCTATGTTGCCGATAAATACTAGATTACCCATAATTGATTTCCTAAGTTAGCCTGTATTTACATAATTACATAAGCTGGGCCGATGTGCAAGGTATCTTTATTCCCTGTTTGATGAACAAAGACTTATGTAAATCGGGCCGCTAGGTGGTATTATATAAAGGTGTAGTTAACTAGGAAAACCTTATGTACGATATTATAAAAACGCGAGCCTACTATGGCGAAATTAAGGCAGGCACTCTTCTCCGGTCAACTGGTGACGGCAGTAAGCTGATTAGGGTACGTGAAATTACTGGTCCTGAAACATGCACCGTAGAATCTTACGGGCGGGTGACTTACGGTAACATCAAGTTTACATCTAAGCTGTACGTCCGCACTGGCCATATTCACAGGTACACTATGGAATGGGGTAAGAATAAGGGCAGGCACGAAGCCCTTGTGGAAGTGCAAACCCATCGTAATTCCTGGCACAAAGAATGGGGCTATGTTCCTGTAGAAATCTACAGCAAAATGGTCAGTGTTCAAGATGCCTACGAAATGGGCACACGGTCAGCGAAGCGAGCACTTAGTTGCCCAATGTCTTGGGGCCGTAATGACCTAGCACTTACTCGGCGGGGGTTCCTATCAGCTCAACAATATGGTCTTTCTAGAATGCCGTGGCCCCAAATCCCTGAGCTCTGTGCAGCATGGTGTCATGGGTTTATGTCTCTCCCCCTTCCTAATGCAGCCGAATGGCTGGCTGCTCGGGATGCTCGCATAACTAAGCGGAATAAAAACTTGGTCTAAGTATTGCAATTGACGGCCCCATTTTATATAATTTATATGTAAGCTAACTAAAGGAAGGAAACTAACTAATGAACGTATTGGAATTAAGAAATGTGATAGTCGGCATACTGGAGCATAATGGAGCAACCATTGTGGACGCCGGTATGGAACTGGAAACCCCAGAAGCTGAAATTGGGGTGCAGCTAGGCGACATGGTTTACGATATAAAAATACGGGAGCGTGGCCATGTCAACCCAAATTAAGGTAGAAACAATTATTGCCGAAGTGGTAATGAATGCTCCGGACAATACGCAGTTTCCCTGTGCATTTGACTTACGGTTATTTCGTAATAGCCCGACGGCAGGCAGGGCCATCGGCATAAGCAAGTTGGAAATCAATGCTGACCTAGCCGAACAGCACCCAGAAAACTTACGCGATACAGTTATACACGAAATCGCCCATTGCCTTGTTCACCTTAACTATGGACGTCGGTGCAAGCCCCACGGACAGGAATGGCAAGACATGATGTACCGGCTCGGTGTACAACCTTCCCGCTGCCACCGCATGGAACAACCCAACCTAGTTCGTAAGCGTCACAACAAGCATCACTATCGGTGTGGCTGTGGCGACCACCACCTGAAAACAGGCCGTCATAACAAGCATATCATTTATGGCGTTGAATTTACTTGTCGCAAATGCGGCAGCGGATTGGAGTACCAAGGAAATGGGTAAATTAGAATATCATAGGGAACAAGGTCAAAGCAGGCAGTACGAATTGCTTATGGACTTGTGGAAGGATGAGCAACAGCAGAAAACAATACGCCAGAATATTCTGGTGCAACTGCATGAACCAACCCCAGACTGTTGCTTGAAGGATGAACCGTACTTTTACCACGATGGCTTGTGGGACGTATTGCCTCAAGAATCATACTACATAAGTAGATATATTCCGGAGAATGGAAACGAAGACGACGAATGCCAACTGCTCATAGCCATTTGGTGTCTGGCTATGGCCGAAAGCGGCCACCCCGACAGTCTGGTACATATCGCCCACTTTATGAAAGTGGAAATAGAAGGATACTGATTAAAGAGTTTAGCTATTCGCGCACCGTGGGCGTATTATGGTAAGTACAAAGACTAACTATAATCCCTCCAGGAGCATGACGTGGCAACGACTCCCTTTTCCTTTACGGACTTCAATGAGCAACTAGAGTACTTAACGGAAAGGGGAATTGATGAAATAACTGTGAAGCGGCTTGGTTTGGAAGTAAAGACCTCCACATGGCTGCATGAGCAGGGGTTCCCAAAAGTACCAGGACTTAGTCGTGGTATAGTGTGGAGGCTACGTGACCCCGAGGGCGTCGCCACGGGCAAGCTCGGGGCTCGCGTATTCTACCAGCAAGGTATCATATCTAATAAAGACAAGCCTAAGTTCCTACCTCCGAAGGGCCAAGTTCCTGGCCTATATTTCAGCCCACTAAGTCCTTGGGGCAAGCTGGAATACAACGATAAAGTTTACATTTGCGAGTCCTACTTGAAGGCAGATATCTGTGCCATGCTTGGCTTCCATGCCGTAGGGGTGAGCGGATGCTGGGGCTGGTCATATACGAATAAGCTAAACTGGGACTTCAAGCTACTGCCGTGGCACGACCTACGCCTTCAGCCTATCATATGTATGGATTCAAATGTATGTGAAGCCAACCCTAAACTCTGGCTGGCAGCTCGTAAGCTATCGGCGAGTATAGAGGTTGAATATCAAGTCCACGCCAGCATTTTGGTCCTTCCCCCACCCAAGGAGGGTCAGTGGGGACTAGATGATTACTATGCTAAGAATGGACGTGATGCTACACAAGACTATCTCCATGGGGAGCCGGAACCGCTGCCAAGCGCAATGTCTGACCACCTAAAGATAATGGCACAGGAAGTATGTTGGTGCGACCAACTCGCCATGTGCATAAGGATATCTGATGGCCTGCTAATGTCACGCGGTAATTTTGAATCAGGCCACTACGCTGACAGGCAGGTATGGAATGAAGACGGTAAGCCTGTTCCTGTTGCTAAGACATATATGAAATGGCCCGAGCGCACAGTGGTCAACGATTATGTGTACCTTCCCGGCCAGCCCCGGCTCATTCCAGATGGAAGGGGGTCTTACAATGCGTGGGAAGGTATGGGCTGTGAACCACTGGCTGCTGATGTTAGCCTGTTTACCGAATGGCTGGAACTTGTATTTACTGAAAAGGAAATAGATTATATCTTAGATTGGTGGGCATGGCAGCTCCAGAATCTAGGTGGTAAGCTCACCACAGGGCTGGTGATGGTCGGACCACCGGGCATTGGGAAGGGCTGGGTGACTGCTATATTCACGCGCATATTTGGGAATAAGAATGTTGCCAGTGTCCCCCTTACGGTGCTTGAAAAGAACTTTAACGCGGAAGTAGCGACCCGGCAGTTATTCGTTGTGGAAGAGACTGACGAGGTCGGTGGCAACAACCAGATGGTCTACAACAAGCTAAAGGACATGATAACGAACCCCATACTGCGGTTGGAAAAGAAGGGTGTGGACGCCATATTTATTGATAATAGACTAAATGTATTTCTAACTGGGAACCAAGTGGGGATATTTAAGCTGGACGCCAATGACCGTAGGTTCTATGTGGCCGAATGTGTGGAGCCTGACAGTAACATCGCCGTGGCCAATAGCCAGAGCTTTTGGGAGCACCGATGGGAGTGGCTGGATGCTGGTGGTGCAGAGGCGATATATGGCTACCTTCTAGCGCGTAATCTCGCGCAGTTTAACCCGAAGGGAATGGCACCAATGACAGGTGCTAAAAAGGATATGATTGAATTGACGCACACTACACTCGATCTCTGGGTTCAGCAGTTGCTACATGACCCTGAAACTGTGCTGGTCGCTGGCCATAGTGAAGTTGATGGATACGTGGCCACCGCGAAAGAGCTCCTGTGGTTGTACAAGGAAGGTCATACACGTCTATGCGATTTAGAGCGTGGCGAAGTTAATGGTATGAATAGAGCATTAAAGAATGCTAGGGTTGAACTGGCTAATAGTGGGAACAAAATCAAGGTTGCTGGCTACCCTGCTCGTTATTTTATTATCCGGCCTACCCCTCCAAATATCATAAGTTGGGCACCATTAGTGAACGATAGGGTGTTTTGGCAGAGGTTGGTAGCCAGCGAGCAGGGAAATGGTAGCCAGACAGAAGGTACTGGCTACCCCGAAGGTAGTAAGAAATACTAACAAAAACAACAGGTCATATATGAAGGTAGCCAAGGTAGCCAGAGTAGCCAGTATATTCCCACCCTTACGTGTGTACGCTAGACTCTATATGTGATATATGGCCCCGTTAAATCTGCTGGCTACTCTGGCAACCCGGCTACCTAGGTCATATTCCAACCATCGAGGGATCCTCCACCGACACACGAAGCTGGCAGAGGCCCTCGCCTCCCATCAAATCTCCGACTTCGGGTCGTAATGAAGCGAAATCCTAGATTTTCATTGAAGAATGAAGCGAAGCTCCTGGAAAATCGGTCGATCTCGGTCAATCTCTCTCGTCATTTAACATAATGAAATCTATTGAACTCTTAACATAATATTTTGTCCATTTAACATAATAAAATCTATTGAACATCAATATTATGTTAAATGGATTTATATTATGTAAAACTCCGTCTGGGCAATATCCGTGCCATTTAACATAATATCTAATTTGCGTATTATGTAAAGACAGGCCCATTTGGAAAATTACCCGTGTTACCATGAATTTACGGTGGCAAATTGGCCATCGCAACTAGCTAAGGTAAAATCTTATGTCTACTAAAAATCCAGTAATTGCGGTAAATCCCAAGTTCAAGGGCACGTACCGGGGCGCACGTTCGGCTTGGCAGGGTGCCATGTCCAGTTTCGTGGGCAAGCCGGTTTCCGCATTCGCCGCTCACGTGGCGTCCAAGGGCAACTGCCCGTCCATGCCCAAATCCGGCAAGTTCGCCGGTAAGCCAGAACCTGTGGCTGGCTGGGTCACGTTCCTAACGGTGGCCAGCCCGAAAAATGGGCAAACTCCGGCGTTTGTTATTAAGTAAAATTCGCCGGGCGCGGGGCCACCCAGATTTTGGGTGGCCCTTCTTTTTACATAATGTAGATGTATTATGTTAAGTGGATGTTCCTTAACATAACGCACGATTTCCTTTACATAATAATCTGCTGGATTATGTTAAGCCGAGATCGTTATGTTAAATCCTGGATTATGTTAAAGGAGTGGATTATGGTAAGTACTCTATTATGTTAAGTCCCCCCGGTCATTTACCCCAACAATCACAATAACTATGACTCGACCCATAGGTACAAAATGAGGCTGTGAGCTCCTCACAGATAGCTTGCAATTCGGGGCATGGAGGGCGTATAATTCTGACCCATGAGTAAGGAACAAACTGTTCAGCAGTTCATTCCAGCAGAAGACTACCAAGAGGTAGAGCAGGCAGCTACCGAGCGCGTCTACGATGATGAACAACCTTACAGTGATGCTGCTAAGATGGGTCAGGAGCTGACCGGCCTAGCAGAGAGCGGGAATGGTGTATCACGGATTAGTGTACCGCGCGAGCTACAACGAAAAAGAGTGGTCAACGCCTTCCAGGATGCGTTTGAGCTTATCGGAGGTGTCCCCCGCCTTGCTCACTGGGCCGATCAGTCCCCGTCAGCATTCTATAAGCTCTATGCTCGGTTACTCCCCACGACCGCTCAGCAACAGCTTGAGCATAGTGGGGAGATAATCGTTAAGCACGTACTTCCGCGTGGCCCTCTGGATACGGAGGATTGATGCCAGCTAAGACAGCAAAGCAAGGAAGAGCGATGGCGGCGGCAGCAGCCGGGAAATCAACTTTGGGGATACCCCAGAGTGTTGGGAGAGAGTTCATGGGTAAGCCGAAGGTGTCAACGGGTGGAACGGTGAGTGCAGCCGTTGGGAGTAACGCAGAGTACCGGCATGACAAGGTAAAGAAAAAGCGTAACCCGACCACGCGAGGGTCAAAGCAAAGAGCTTTGACAAAAGGTTTGCGTCGCAACGGGGATATGAGGTACTGACATGGCTGACGAAGACAGAGGCTGGTTTGCCGAGTTATTTAGCGGGGACGATGATGCAACTCCACGAGAACGAGAAATGGTCCGCGCCCCGACCCCTCCTTCCCCAACATTCGTACGGGGTGAAGGAGAATCAAGTATGGATTTCGGCTTGCGTAAAAAACGTGAGCTCCGTGCCTACAATAAGCTCCTACGAGATATGGAGGCTTCCCCAGAGAACTACATGGTTCCAGCGGCAGCGGCTGAGGCCGAGGCTACAGAGGAGATCTCCCGGTATAATCGTAAGAGGCAGCTAGACATGGCGGAGAGGGAACTAGGGACACAGTAGTGGGCGATGCGTTCAATAAACAACTTCCGCTGGACAATGTCTACGTAATTAAGACAGCGGATGATTTGCCGCAGGAATTGAGCCAGTGGACACTCTACAATTTGCAGTACGATCCTGGGGCTGGCATAGGACTTTACTTTTCGCCTGATGGTACTAGCCTTGTCAGACTTGCTGCTGGAGGAGGTGGCGGAGGGGTCACCTCTTTCAATAGTAGGGTAGGAATAGTTGTTCCTATCTTGGCAGATTACGATTCTTTCTTCCTTACACAAACGGAAGGTGACGCTCTTTACGTCAGTATAGGAGATGGCACTCTTACTGTAGAGGATGAGGGCGCACCTCTTGCCACGATAGCAGACACCCTGGATTTTGTTGGAGCTGGTGTGACGGCGACTGGTGTGGGAGGTATTAAAACTATCACCATTCCTGGTGGAGGAGGTGGGGGTTCGCCCTTCCTTACTCCGCTGGAGGTTCATACGGTTGGTAACGTCCCAATCGGCGGTATTC